CGAGATGTAGCTCCGTCTCGTGGGCTCGGAGATGTGTATAAGAGACAGATAATGGCGTTTAATGATGCAGCGCTGGAGCGGGCGCTGAGGGCGGAGACGAAGGGCGGGCTGACGCTATGCGGCGGTGTGAGCGAGCTGACGGTGATCGGCTGCGGGTGGATGGCGGTCATCCCGGAAATTGAGCTGCGAGACCGTCTGCGCGGGACGCTCGGCGCGCTGGTGGAGATGCTGGGGTATATCCCGGGCATGGAGACGGTGCAGATCATGCGGAGCAAGGGAGCATTTGTCGTTAATACCGTGCTGCCGGAGGTCGTGGGTGAGGAGATCGCCGGGTACATAGTAGAAGAAGACGAGGAGGAGATCCGCCCGACCGGACTGCGGCTGGGGTTGGACTTCCTGATGCAGAAGAAAACCGGAGAGATCGTCGGAGTGACACAGCGGGGCGCAAGTCTGGGCGTGCGCCGGTACTCAATTACGCCGAACGGGATCGTCCGGCAGGAGGACGGCGACACCGGCGAACGGCTGTACCGCCGCGGCTATCGACCGCGCGAGGACACGGACAGCGAGGCGACGCTCAAGAAGTGGCGGCATTTGGAGGCAATGAGCTGGTGCGATTGGGACGCGCCGGAGGAATAAAAAACAAGGAGGATAAAAACATGGATTTCAAAAATGCACTCGAGGCAATGAAACACGGGGAGGCGGTGAAGCTGCCGTCGTGGGGCGGCTTCTGGCGATGGGATGCCGAGAAGCGGACCATCATCATGCACACCAAAGAAGGAAAGGAAATGGACATCCGCGAGACGCAGGTCGTGGAATACACGCTGCTGAACGTCCTGTCGGACGAGTGGGTGATTGCCGGGCTTGAAAACTGCCCGGCGCTCGGCGGCATAGCGCGCTTCTCCTTCAGCGAGGCGATAAAGTTTGTCAAGCGCGGGATGAAAGTACGCCGGGCCGGGTGGAACGGACGAGATCAGCACATCGAATTGGCGATAGACATCCGTTACTACAGCGCCACGGACGCGCAGCCGCGCAATGCGTACCATGAGGACATAGGCAGCAAGGCCATCGTGTTCTGCGGGACGCGGGGAGAGCAGATCGGCTGGCTGGCGAGTCAGGCGGACATGCTGGCGGAAGACTGGATGCTCTGCGAATGAGGTGTGAAGAGTGCGTACATTGGCCGCCGAGCGCTATGAGCGGGAAACCCTGCTGTTTCTGCTATCCGAACACGCCGATGAACTATTTTCAAAGGAAGGAGGAACAGAAGGACATGGGAAACACGGAATTTACGGAAAAGGCAAAGGAACTCGTGCGGGAGTACACCACTGATCACCTGGACAAAGCGGACGAAACGCCGGTCTTTGAGGTGTTTGTGGTATGGAATGCCTACATTCTCGGGAACGCGAAGGCGCTTCTCTCGACGACGCTGCCGGATGGTATGTATTACGAAGTAACATACAACAAGGCGAAGAACGAGATCTATCTGGACGCCTACAAGCACGCCGAGAACATCTGCTACACCATCTGAAATGCGAAAAAAAGCCCGCCGGGAGACCGGCGGGCGGCGGCACATTATTTCTTGCAGCGTATTAACCGCATTGTGCATCATCCTTGTGTGAGAGAAAAAAAGCGATCAGCCGCACAAGGTATTCCGGCGGCTTGGAGACCTCGCTCTCCCAGTTTTCGATGCTACGTTTCGGGATTCCGAGCAGCTCGGCGAAAGCGCGCTGCGTAAGTCCGGTAGACTCACGCAGCGCCTTGATCTCACTCATTGGCTGCCTCCACCTTGGACCAGAACACCGGGCGCGGAGCGTCGCCGCCAAAGTCGAAGAGAACGGAATAGAGCTCGCCGTCGTCGCCGCGGCAGATCGGGGAATAACCGTCGAAGAGATCGTCGCTCAGGGCGTCGGCGTAATTCTCGCCGCGGGTGAGGCGGATGTCGTCAAGGACGGTTTTGTCGTACTGCAACGGTGCGTCGCTCCATTTGTACCCCTTGCCTTTCAGATCAAGCTCGCGGTTGTCGATGATTTCAAATTTCATTTTTTGTTCCTTTCCGGGGCGATGCCCCTCTGTATTTTCTGTTCCTTACGATTATTATGATACCACCGAATTGGTGGTACGTCAAGAGGAAAATCAAAATTTTTCTGTGTTTTTTGCTTTGATTTCTGCCGCCGGGGCACGGCGGCGGAAATGAGGGCGGAAAGACTCCCTCCGTCAGCCTTTGGCTGACACCTCCCTCGGGGAGGGAGGCAGGAGAAAAGAACGGCGATACTTTATATAATTCGCGTGCGCGTGCGCGAATTTTTACGGACTTGTTAAAAGGATAACTTTACGACCAGGGAGGAAAAAGGAGTGTTCGAGATCATGGAGTACAAGATCATCTCCGGCAGGACCGAGGAGATCCGCCGCGTCTGGATGCCGACAAAGAGAGGCGGCCAGCGTATCCGGCGGGGAACGAGAGCCAAGAAGTCCAGCATCCGAAAGATTATGCGAAACGAGATCAACGCCGTGAAGAGTCTTGCCCGCACGCTCAACTGCAATTTCGGCACGGGCGACGTATGGCTCACGCTCTCCTTCGGGGAGGGAGAAATCTCCTGGGAGGACGCTCAAACGGTGTTCGACCGGTTTTTGCGCAAGCTCCGCGCGTTGTATCGGAAGGAACGGGGAGAGAATCTCAAGTACGTCTACTCGCATGGCCGGAAAAATGAGATCGGGAACGCTCGGCCGCATTTCCACATCGTCCTCGCGGCGATGGACTATGAGAGCATATGCGCACTCTGGCCGGAGCAGGGCGTTACCTACCGCCGGCTGGACGGGAGCGGGGACTATACCGGAATCGCCCGCTACATGATCTCCAACGCCAAGGGCGAGGAGGGCAAAAAGAAATTCCATCCGAGCCGCGGACTGGAAAAGCCGGTATACACAGAACCGGTGCCGGTTTACGCGCACAGCAGGATGAAGCTCCCGAAGGACGCATCGATCCGCGAGCAGACCGAGACGCGGGACGAAGAGAGCGGATTTTACTCGGCATACGTCCGCTACGTCCGAAAGGAGAAGGAAAGAAAAGGCAACGGCGCGCGCGTCTCTGCGCGTTCTGTTAAAACAAATGTCAACCGGGGCGACAATCCCTCCGGCGGCGATGCCGCCACCTCCCTTTGCACAAGGGAGGCTAAAAAGGAGGCGAAGAATTGAAATTCCGGCCGCTGAAGGGCTGCGGGGCGGTATGGCAGCAGCGCATAGTTCACGCCTTTCTGGAGGCGTACCGGAATCTGCCGCCGCCGGCGCAGGACGAGATCCGGAAAACGATAGAGAGTACAGCGACAGGGCAGGCCGAGGGGCGTGCCCTCATCGCCGTGCTGTTGAAAAACAAATCGCCGGAGACGGTGAGCCGCGAGACGAGCGTGCCGGTGGGCCGGATCTACGAGCTGCGCCGGAATTTCTACGCGGCGTACTGGCCGATGTGAGGAGGGAGAGACATGGCAAGAGATATCACGCCGCGGCAGAAGAAGTTCGTGCAGGAGTATCTCCAAAGCGGAGACGCTACGGACGCCGCCATCGCCGCGGGGTACAGCGCGAAGAGCGCGGCCTCGACGGCCTCGAAGACGCTCAAAATGCCGGGCGTCATTGAGTACCGGCGGGAGCTGGAGAAGAAGCTCTTTGACGAGATGGGCATATCGAAGGCGTGGATCGGGCGGCGGCTGGTGGAGATCGTGGAGCGGTGCACGCAGAAGACGCCGGTGCTCGAATGGAACCCGGAGACACGGCAGAAGGAGCCGAACGGATTCTGGGAATTTGACGCAAACGGCGCGATACGAGCGCTGCATGAGCTTGCAGAGCACATGGACTTTGCCGAGGGCGAGCAGAGCGCCGCCGAGAGCATTGAGGACTGGCTCGCAAGGCAGGAGGGATCGAAGCTGTGAACCCGTGCATAGCTATGGACTACATCGAGAATTGCCTGAAGATCAAGACGAAGAGCGGGACGGTCGTGCCGTTCCGGCTGAACGACGCGCAAAGGAAGCTCTACGCTGTGGCGAAGCGGCAGCAGGACGCGGGGAAGCCCGTGCGGCTCATCATTCTCAAAGCCCGTCAGCTCGGCTTTTCCACGCTGACGGAGGGCCTTATCTTCCACGCCTGCGCGACGCGAAAAAACGTTAACGCGCTGATCGTTGCGCACCGAGAGGACGCGACGGCGAACCTTTTCCGGATGAGCAAGCTGTTCTATGACGAGCTGCCCGCGCCGGTGAAGCCGATGCTGCGCGCCTCGAACGCGCAGGAACTGGTATTCGAGAACCCGTCGAAGCTCCGCAGCGAGCGGGAGGCAAGGCCGGGGCTGCGCTCCCGGATCCGCTGCGCCACGGCGGGCGGGCGCGGCATCGGCCGAAGCGACACGCTGCAATGTGTGCATCTTTCGGAGTACGCCTTCTGGCCGGACGGCGCGGACGGGAAAGCCTCCACGCTTGCCGGCATTTTACAGGCCGTGCCGAGTCTGCCGGGCACGATGGTCGTCATCGAGAGCACGGCGAACGGCTTTGAGGACTTCAAGGAGCGCTGGGACGCCGCCGTTGCGGGGGAGAACGACTTTGAGCCGGTGTTCTTCGCGTGGTTTGAAAACCCGGACTACTCGATGCCGGTCGTGCCGGGGACGGAATGGACGCCGGAGGAGCGGGAGATGCGGGACGCCTACCGGCTGACGGACGAGCAGCTGCAATGGCGGCGCTGGTGCATTGCGAACAACTGCGGCGGGAGCCTGGACATGTTCCGGCAGGAGTATCCCGCCTCTCCCGGCGAGGCGTTTCTCCACAGCGGCACGGGCGTATTCGACAACGAGCAGATCGTGCTTCGGCTGGAACGGCTCCCATCCCCTGCCGGGCGCGGGGAGTTTACAGACGGCGAGTGGACGGAGAGCGAGACCGGCGCGATCACGCTCTACGAGCTGCCGGAGGAGGGCGTTCCGTATGTGCTCGGCGGCGACACGGCGGGCGAGGGCTCGGACTACTTCACGGCGATCGTCATTGACAACGTGAGCGGGAGGATCGTGGCGAAGCTCCGGCAGAAATACAGCGAGCCGGAATACGTCCGGCAGATCTATGCGCTCGGGAGGTTCTACAACGATGCGCTCGTCGCCATAGAGACGAACTTCTCCACCTACCCGGTGATGAAGCTGCAGGAGATGGAGTACCCGAATCAGTACAGCCGCGAGCGGGAGGACACCTACACCCGGCAAATGAAGAAGAGCTACGGCTTCCGCACCGACCGGCAGAGCCGTCCGCGGGCCATTGCAAATCTGGTGGAGGTGTTCTCCTCGCATCCGGAGTGGTTTACCGACCGGGAGCTGCTCGAGGAAATGCTGACGTTCTGCTACAACGAGGATCACCGGCCGGAGGCGCTCGCCGGGAAGCACGACGACCTTGTGATGGGCGCGGCGATCACCTACGCGGCGCGGCATCAGCAGCGGATGACGGTGCTCACGGAGCCGGAAAAGCCGAGGGAGAAGCTCATCGACCAGATGAAGCGGCAGAAGAGGGCGAGGAAGGCGTGGTAGCCCTCTCCGGCACGGCACAAGCGCCGCGCCACATCTCCCAGAGGGCGAGGCGAGAAGGAGGACGGAGCGGGAGGCGAGAGTGCGCTGCGATCAGCTATTATACTACGAGTAATATTTCACAGAATTTTTTCGACCGGAGCGGGAAACTGCTCCGGTTTTGCTTTTTTCAAGGCCGGAACCGCCTGCCGTATCAATGGGTTTGACGATTCGTGAAAAGTTCACAAAAAAGTCGCCGAGCACGGACAGATATTTCGGGTTAGCCTTTAATCAGCAAGAAAAATACATCGCGGCGACGGCAGCACAGTCGCAGAAAGGACCCACATGGACGAGAACATGGAAGCCGTAACTCCGGAGGAGGGCTCGGAGGGCGGAGTCGTGACCGCAGAGACCGGCGCTGAAGCGGAAAACGCAGGCGAAAAGAAGCAGGAGGCCGCCGAACCTGCCAGACAGAGCCGGGAAGAGAACGCCAGATACCAGGCGGCGCGAAAGGCCGGAGAATCCGCCGGATTCCGCCGCGCCGAGGAGCGCTACCAGAACGCACTTGCCAAGCTTGGGCTGAGCGATCCGGACGGCGGCGGGGCGATCGACTCGCTGGACGTGCTGGAGAGCTATGCCGACAAGGCGCGCACGGCGCGGCTCAAGAAGGCCGCGGCAGAGAGCGGGCGCACCGTGCAGGATCTGGAGGAGGAAGAGGACGCAAAAGAGGTCGTCCGCAAACAGAAGCGCGAGCGGGCCGAGCGGGAGAAGGCAGACGCCGAGGCAGAGCGGCAGAAGGACTGGATCGCCCAGGACGCCGCGGCATTCGTCCGGGAGCATCCGGACGTGGATATCTCCAAGCTCGACGCGAACGCGAAGTTCCGCAGGTTCTGCGGCAGCCGGTACGGGAAGGAGCCGCTGAGCGAGCTCTATGCCGACTGGCAGGAGCTTGTGGGAGAGGAAGCCGCCGCGAAGGCGGTGGAGAAGTCCGCCAAGAAAGCCGAACGCTCCACGGGAGCGGGCGGAGGCGGCGTATCGGCTGGGCTGACGGCCGCCCAGCAGAGGGAGCTTGACGAATGGAACCGCGAGTTCCCGCACCTGAAAATGACCGCCAAAGACTTTTTGGAACGATGAAAGGAGAAGAATCATGTATCCTGTACAAAATGCGGACGGCGGCAGCGTACTGCAGACCGCCCGCAACTACCCCATTGACGCCACGACGGAAATCCAGGCCGGCGCTGTCGTGAAGCTTTCCGCCGGAAAGGTCGTTCTGGCTGCCGCGGCGGAGACCGGCGGTATCCTCGGCATCGCCGCGGAGTTCCACTCCGGAAAGGAGGACGCGCTCAATCTGCGCGCGAACGGCGAGTGGATCCGCGTGTGCGACAACCCGACGCTCATCTTTGAGTGCGCCGCGCCGACGATCAAGGCCGCCTCGGGCAGCGCTACGACCATCGTGCCGGAGACCGGCGACGTTGACGCGAGCGCCGCGGACGACGCATTCAACAACGCGGTCCTTGTGCTCAAGAGCAAGGCTGCGTCCAGCACGAACACCGACGCGCTCGGCACGCAGATCGTCGTTACCGATTATGCCAAGACCGGCACGGTGATGACCAAGGCCAGCGGCGGCGTGCCGGGCGCGGGCGACGTGTACGAGGTCTACCCCGTGATCGGCGCTGCCATCGGCGGCGTTGCGAGTCTCGGCGACAAGCGCATCGGCATCACGCTCAAGACCGTGGGCGCGACGAAGCTGCGCTGCATCGGCCACGACTACGAGCGCGGCACTATCAAGCTCATGGCGATCGGCCATGCGCTGACCTGAGAAGGAGGAAAAGGAAATGCCTGCTAATTTTGGAAACTGGAAGACCGACAACTACAAGTTTGTCGGCAAGGCGTTCGACTTTGCGTATGCCGACCGCCTCAACAAGCTCTCGCCCATCGTGGGCGAGGTGAACGCCAAGAGCATCGACTACGAGCTGACCGGCTCCGGCGGCTACGGCGAAATGGCCGAATACGACGGCAGCAACCTGAACACAGGCAGCATGAAGCGCGGCTTCAAGACCGTGATCACGCCGGTCGAGTACACGCTCTCCATCCCCGTCGGCTACAAGGCGGCGAAGATCGACAAGATGGGCGAGACGAAGAAGGTTGGCTCGAAGCTCGGCGACAGCGCGGCCTTGACGGTGTATCTGCACTTGCTGCGCATGTTCGCCAACGCCTGGAACACCGACGGCCGCCACAACGGCGGCGACGGCGTGAGCTGGGCCAACGCCGAGCACCCTGTCGCCTCGCGCGGCTCGCAGGGCCGCCGCTTCGAGGCAGACACGGACGCCGGCACGTACTCCAACATCTCCACGGACGCCTTCTCCGTTTCCGCTATCACCGCGGCGCAGGCGCGCGCCAACCGCTTCGAGACGCCGGACGGCCTGCCGTTCCTGTGCGACTTCGACACCGTTCTCATCGCGCCGGAGCTCGAGGAGAAGGCGAAGAAGATGTTCGGTGAGAACGCCAGCCTGACGCCGATGCTGAATCCGGACGACAACACCAATGCCGCGAACCCCGTGTACGGTATGCGCTACATCGTCATGGGCGGCGGCGCGGACGGCTTCAAGGGCAAGCAGTGGGCCGTGTGCGACAGACGACTGATGAAGGAGATCGTGAACATCGTCTACAACACGCGCCCGACCGTCATGCAGACGCAGCAGGACAACCCGCTGATCGATCTTTACACCGCGTATGCCGACTTCGGCGTGGGCTGGGGCGACGCGCGGCAGATTATTTTTGGTGACCCCGGCTAATGCCGGGACGACAATCCCTCAGTCGGCTGCGCCGACAGCTCCCTTTGCACAAGGGAGCCGAACCCCTCCGTCAGCCTGCGGCTGACACCTCCCCTGTTAGGGGAGGCAAGGGGGGGAGCGGGAGCGCGTGAGGGAGAAAGGAAACGAATATGATGAAAATTGACCGCGTGCTCGCCGTTTCGGCGGGCACGAAGGAGACGAAGGTGGACTGCCACTGTCAAACCGTCGTTGTTTCCAACAACAGCGCTAATGTAGCTTACATCGCGCCGTATGACCCGAACAAGGCGCTGACAGCCGCGGCGGGCTTCCCCATTCCGGCCAACACGGTGCTGCAGGTGCCGTTCGCCGCCGGAGAGCTGGCGGTCGTAGCCTCGGCGGCATCCACGGACGTGCGCTTTTTGCTGCTGGACTGAAAGGAGAAACAGTATGGATAACTTCTGGAAGGCCATTGTGACCGCGGCAGCCGCGGCGCTGATGGCGTACTTCAAGCAGCTCGTTGTTCCGGTGGCGGTGCTCATCGCGGTGATGATCTGCGATTACGTCACGGGGATGACGGCGGCGTGGATGAACAAGGAGCTTTCGAGCCGCAAGGGCATTCAGGGCGTGATCAAAAAGGTCTTCTACCTGATGATCGTCGCCGTGGGTATGGGGGTTGACTACCTCATCACGATGCTCGGCGGCAAGCTCGGCGTACAGCTCGATGTGAATTTCGTTGTAGCTCTGCTGGTGATCGTGTGGCTTATTATTAACGAACTCATCTCCATTCTGGAGAACAGCGGGAAGATCGGCGTGCCTATGCCGGACTTTCTCATGAAGCTGCTGGACCGCCTGAAGCAGACCACCGAGAAAAAGGCGGAGGTTGAGGAAGCTCCGCCGGATAACTGATTATGTGAGGGAAACAGGGCGGGGTGACTCGCCCTGTTTTCGGTAAAAAGGAGGAAACGATATGACGCTCGGAGAAGCGAAAAACAAGGTATACATGCTCCTCGACGAGCACAGCGCGGGCGGAGAGATCGAGCACGACGAGGACATCGAGAAGAAGATGACGGCGTTTTTCGACATGGCGCAGAAGACGCTCGCGCAGATCCGGAAGATCCTCCGGGAGGAGGTCATTGTCCCAACGTTGGGAAAAACCGTCTACGCCATGCCGGAGAATTTCTACTCGCTGTACCGGATATGGGCGGACGGGAAGAATGCGACACGGCGCTTCCGGTGGATGGGCGGGAAGCTCGTCATTCCGGAGGGGTGCGCGGAGGTGACGGTCGAATATTTCGCCATGCCGCAGACGATCCCGACGGATGCGCCGGACAGCTACGAATTTGAGATCGCGCCGGACGCCTGCGAGTGCATGCCGTACTATGTGGCGGCGCAGCAGCTCCTCCCCGATCTCGTGATGGACTACGGGGCGATGCTGCAGATGTACAACTATCAGGTATCGCTTCTCAAAACGACGCAGCCGGGCGAGAACCGGCGCATCGCGCAGAGCCTTTTCCGGGGGTAAGCCATGGCGAAGAAAACAGGGGTGAGCATCCGGCAGAGCGTTTACAAGACGTTCCGCGGCGCGGACTTTTCCACAGACCCCTCTCTCGTGGATTATTCCCGCAGCCCGCTTTGCACGAACATCGTGGCGGACGGCGGCGGGATGCCGCAGAAGCGGCTCGGCTGGCGGAAGCTCTGGCAGAAGGACAAGCCGGTATACGGCCTGTTCGCCGGAAGGTTCGACGGCGCGGAGAAGAAGCTCGCGCACATCGGGACGGCGCTCTATGCCTGGGACGACGAGACGGCGCCGACGGAGATACTCACAGGGCTGCCGGAGAGGCGCTCACGCGCCGCGTATCTGGCCGGGAAGCTATGGATAGTAACAGGGGCCGGTTTCTACGTATACGACGGCACAGCGGCGCACAGAGCCTCACAGAACGCCTACATTCCGACGACCGTTATCACGCGCAGCCCAACGGGCGGCGGGCAGAGCTATGAGAACGTAAACATGCTGACGCCGTACCGGAAGAACGCTTTTCAGACGGACGGCACGGCGACGGACTTTCAGCTTGACGGAGACATAGACGCGACAGGCACGGTGCGCGCATGGGTGTTCGGCGAGGAAACGACGGCGTTCACGCTCGACCGCGAGAAGGGCATCATAAAGATGACCACGGCTCCGGCAAAGCCGACGGCCGGCTCGGAGGACGGGCTGGTGGTGGAGTTCCCGCACACGGTGGCGGGATACACCGACCGCATTGACAAGTGCACGATCATCACGACCTACGGCATCGGCACGAACGACCGCGCGGTGCTGAGCGGGAACGAGGATCTCCCGAATGTGGACTGGACGAGCGGGATGAACGATCCGACGTACTTCCCAGATCTGCTCTACAACGAGGTCGGGAGCGAGGCCACGGCGATCCTCGGGTACTGCCGTCTCGGAAGGTCGCTCGGCATCGTGAAGGAGGATAACGGGCAGGACAGCACGATCTATCTGCGCACCGCAGAGCTGCAGGACAGCGAGATCGCGCAGCCGCAGCAGCAGGCCGTGGCGGGCGTCGGCTCCATCGCGCCGGGGAGCTTCGCTTCTCTTCTGGACGATCCGCTGTTCCTATCCCGCAACGGGGTAATGGCCGTAGCGACGAACAGCTACACGAGCGAGAAGATCACGCAGGGCCGCAGCTTCTATGTGAACAACAGGCTCAACGACGAACCGGAGCGGGAAAAGGCCGAGGCGGTGATATGGAACGGAATGTATATGCTCGCTCTCCCGAACGGCCACGTCTACGCGCTGGACGGGCGGCAGAACAAGACCTACCGGAGCGCGGCGCTCGGAGACTATGTATACGAGGGATACTATTTCGAGAACATCCCCGCCTCCTGCTGGCTCAACCGGCGAGCGGGCGCGGAGGAATCGCTGTACTTCGGCACGGCCGACGGGAGGATCTGCAAGCTCAACACGGACATCGAGGATATGAGCCGCTACAGCGACGACGGCGCGGCCATCTCCGCCGTGTGGGCGACGAAGTACGACGACGACGGCACGCCCGCGGTGCTCAAGACGCTTTTAAAGCGCGGCTGCTGCGTGACGATCAAGCCGTATGCGCGCTCGAGCGCCGAGGTGTACATCCGCGCCGACCGCACCGGCGGGCATGAGAAGAAGGTAGCCGGAAAGCCGATGGACATTCTGGACTTTTCCGACATCGACTTTGAGCGCATCACGTTCAACACGGACGAGAGCCCGCAGGAGATCTTTCTCAACCGCAAGGTGAAGAATTACAAGAGATTGCAGATCATCGTCCGGAACCAGGAGCCGAACGAGGGCTTCGGCATATTCCAGATCACAAAGCATTATGTGACGGGCAATTACGCGAAGAGGTGAAGACATGAGCATACAGGAACAGAAGATCACGGAAGCCGCCATCGCCGCGAACGGCGTGCAGAGCCGGCCCGACAAGCTGACCGGCACGGCGGCGCAGAACAAGAAGGTATTCGACGCGCTCGTGACGGCGGTGGTGCGGGAAAAATTCAACGCCCTGCTCGACGAGCTGACCGGCACGACTGCCGCGGCGCAGCTCGGCATTACGACGATCCCCGGCTTTTCGGCGGGCAATGTCCAGACGGCGCTTGAGCAGATCGTACAGGCGATGCAGGACGTGACGCAGGGAAGCGTTACGGACGGGAGCATCACGCTGGCAAAGCTCGCCGCGGAGGTGACGGCCATCGCTCTCGGCGGCGCGGCGGCGAGCCATACGCACGGCGCGGGAGATATAAATTCCGGCGTTCTGGACGCGGCGAGGATCCCGGTGCTGGACGGCACGAAGCTCGGCGCGGGAAGCGTCGGCACGGCGCAGCTCGGCGCGGCGGTGGTGACGACGGAGAAGCTCGCGGCGCTCTCGGTGCTCGCAACGCACATCGCGCCGGGCGCGGTAACAGCGCAGAAGATCGCGCCGGGCGCGGTGACGGCGGAGAAGATCGCGGACAAGACGGTCGGCGTCGCCCAGCTGACGAACGACGCGCGCTTCGGCACCGAGCTCGCGATTAGCACGCCCGGCTCAACGCCCGATCTCGCGTGGGGAAACGCCCTCGTCTGGGTGTGGGGAACGTCCATGACGATCAAGCTGACCGCGGCGATCTCGGCGCTGCTGCCGCCGAACTGGCAGACGCGCCTTTTCGCAAACGACCCGTTCACCTTCGAGTGGGAGGGCATCGGCACGCCGGTCAACGTCGCCAAGGGGCAGACGGAGAGCGCGACCGGCTCCATCGCCGTCCCGGCGAAGAAGTATATCGACCTCAAAAAGATCGACAACAACATCTGGATCTTCTCCGGCACTTACGCCGAACGAATGATCTACACCGGGACGAGCGAAACGCCGCCCGCCGAGTGGCAGCCGGGCGACATATACCTACGGTATTCTGTGTGAGGTGATCTGAATGGGAACGTTCAGCACTGTAGCGCCGACAAACGTCGTCGGGTGGAGCGCGGAAGTATCCGGCGAATGGATCAATATGTACAACCAAGGAAAGTACGGTTACTCCTATAAGTCGCAATGCGCCGTGACCCGCCTTTCCGACAACTCCATATGCGTCCGTATCAAGATGTGGTCCAAGGCGATCATGAGCTGGGGACCGGCGAACAAAGCAGCGTATGGCCCGTGGGGCAACAATGGCACGGAAAACGAGTTCGGCCCGTTAGAATCATACAACTACGGCAGTGATGCTTATGTGGCGGCAACGTATTACTACACGCTTCCGGCGTCCTATAGGGGTGAGACGGTAACTGCCGGAATGACCAGCGGGCACAGACCGACTTCGGCGAACAGCCCGGTCACTCTTACCGTACCGGAGCCGGTCGGCGATGTTCTGTATTTGAACGTGAACGGCTCGGCAAAGCAAGTGACGCGCGTTCTGCTGAATGTCAACGGAACGGCAAAAGAAGCCCTTGTCAAAGCCAATCCATAAGGAGGAGAGAAATAGTGCTCACAGTGGACAAGGATAACACCATACACCTGACGCGCGGCGACACGGCACGGTTTGCCATCGGTCGTGTCGTGAACACCGTAACAAAGACGAACTACACACCCACAACGGAGGTAACGTAATGACAGAAACCGAACTTCGACAGAAAGTCGTGTCCACCGCTCTCGCGTGGCTGGGGACGCGCGAGTACAGCGCCAAGCATCAGGAGATGCTGGACATCTACAACGCCCAGCGCCCGCTTCCAAGAGGCACGCGGATGCTCGCCTCTTGGCCGTGGTGCGCGGCGTTCGTGTCCACGGTCTCCCTCCAGTGCGGACTGCGCGACATCATGCCGACCGAGTGCGGCTGCCCGGGTATGGTGCGTCTTTATCAGGAGATTGGCCGCTGGGCGGAGGATGACGCCTATATCCCGTCTCCGGGTGACGTGATCTTTTACGACTGGCAGGATACGGGGTACGGCGACAATGCCGGACAGCCCGACCACGTCGGCATCGTGACTGCCTGCGACGGTCAGACGATGACCATCATCGAGGGCAACTGCGACAACGCCGTCAAAACGCGCAGTCTTGCCGTGAACGCCCGCTTCATCCGCGGATATGGTGTTCCCGACTTTGCGAGCAAGGCGGACGGCGCAGAGCCGCAGCCCGAACCGGCGCCGGAACCGACGCCGGAACCCGAGAAGCCCGCCGAGGAGTTTACGGTTGACCCGTTCATCACCAAAACAGCCCGCGAGGTCATCAACGGGAAGTGGGGAAACGGGCAGGCTCGCAAAGACGCGCTCGCCGCATGGTTCATTAAAGCCGTGCAGGACGAGGTAAACCGTATCTTGGGGGTATAACATGCGAAAAAAGAAACAGAGCAGCGAGCGGGTGATCGTCGGGTACGACTACTCCAGCCGCGAGATGCGCGAGGAGACGGCGGACGCGCTGTTCCGCCGGGCGAAGAACGCCCGCACCGCCGTGGAGATCGAGTGGGAGCGATGCAACGACTACTACAACGGCATCCACGACGCGACGAAGGAGATGGTCGAGTACTGCCGCGCGAACGATGTTCCGTGGATCCCGGCGAACATGCCGGATCCGTACATCCTCGTGGAGACGCAGATCAACCCGAATGTGCCGGAGCCGGAATTTCGCGGGCGCGACGACGATCTCGACAGCGCAAAGGCGAAGCAGCGCGAGTTTGCCGTGCGGTACATCATCGAGAACAACCGGCTCTCCGATATGAATACGCGCAACGAGCGCCGGCTTCTCAAGCTCGGCGATGCGTTCTGGAAGGCGTACTGGGACCGGGATATGCGATGCGGCGTGAACGAGGGCGACATCCGCATCCGGGACATTCCGACGGAGGCAATCTTCCCCGACCCGGCCATCCGCGACGGCGGATTGCAGGACGGGCAGTATGTGGACTACGTCTACACGATGCACAAGGTGAAGTTCTGCCAGGTGTTCCGCCGCGAGCTGGAGGAGCTGGGACTGACGGCGGACGACATTCTCACCGAGGACTACGTTTCCCGCACCAGCGTATTCGATCTCACGACGGCCATCAACGATCTGGATGACACGGTGCAGGTGCTCGAGCACTGGTTCCGGCAGCCGTGCGACACGGAGGAGGACGGCGAGAGAGTGCCTGCCGGAGCGGTGGCGTGCTCGATCCTCGCGGGAGGGCGCGAGCTGCGGTACATCCCGAACTACTGGAAACGCACATGCAAGCAGAACAGTCTCTTCCCGTTCGTGCATTACTGGCGCATTCAGGACGAGAACCGCTTCTGGAACAAGAGCGAGCTCGCGCCGATCCTCGAGCTTGTGGACGCGGCCGACCGGAAGCTCGCCATGAGCATTCTGAACGACACGTTCCTCGCAAACGACATCATTCTTGTGGAGGACAGCGCGCTTGCCGACGGCGAGGAGTTCACCAACGAGCCGGGCGCGGTGATCCATCTCAAACAGAACCGCATGGGCGGCGTGCAGCGGCTCGGCGGACTGCAGAGCATAGCGAACGGCGCGATGGGCGTGGAGTTCTTCAAGAGCCAGATCGAGCGCGCCAGCCGAAACTACGACATCAATCAGGGCAGGGAAACGACCAAGGTCACGACGGCGACCGGCCTTGCCATGATGCGGCAGGACGCACAGAGCCAGGCAGACATCAAGGGCGCGGACCGCGACGCCGGGTTTGAGCGGCTGTATGAGCTGCTCGACTGGCTGGCGCTCGAGTTCTTCGACGACGACAGGATGCTGTTCATCGGCGCGGACGAGATGAAGGACCGCGCGCCGCAGGTAATGCCGTTCAACGCCGACAGCTTCACGGCGGTCATGCCGAAGGTGCTGGACGGGGCCGGAAACGTTGTGCGCGAGGAGTGGCAGTACTTCCCGCGCGTGGACGTGACGATCACGGCGGGAGACAGCATCGCCCACGGCAAGGCGCAGACGCTTCAGGCGCTGCAGGCGCTCACGCAGAGCCAGATCACGGCGGAAAACTGGAAGCTGTTTGCCGCGCAGCTTGAGCTCATCGATCTGCCGGGCAAGCAGGAGATCATCAACGAATGGCAGCAGAAATTCGCCGTACCGGCTATGCCGGAATCCGCCGGAGGCGGCGGAGCGGGAGCGCTCGGTGAGGCGGCCGCCGGCGGAGCGATACCGGGGGCGCAGACGCTGCCGCTGCTGGGAGGTGCGCCGACGGCATGAAGTGTCCGAAATGCGGCATTGAGATGACGAAAAAGAACGCGGCGGAATGGGAGTGCCGCAACCCGAAGTGCGTTCGGTATCAGGGAGGAAAGAAGAAGGATGGCTAACTTTTGGGATTGGGTGAACAAGCAGGCCAACAAGCAGCCAACGACCGGGGACGAGCTGCTGTACGCCGATGCGCTGAAAAACCAGGAGGCGAGAAACGCTGCGAATAACCAGTACGCCGCGGCTGCCGCAGCGGCGAAAAGCGGGAGTGCGAACAGCTCGTCTCTGCAGGGGACCATCGATCCCGACCGGACGGGCGCAGCGGCGCCGCCGCGAAAAGGGCTCTATGACCAGACGGGCATGAACGCGACGGCGGCGAATGCGGCAAGCGGAGCGATAACCGGCGCTATGGCCGGAGCGGGACGCCTGCCGAACCAGAACGGAACGCGGCAGCCGACCACGACGCCGACGCAGCCGGGTACGTCCGGCGGCGGCAAGGTAACGTACATCGACTCCAACGGCGACGCGCAGAAGGGCACGACGGAAGGAACGCCGGAGGACACGCCGGGCGAGCCGCAGCGGACGTATCTGGACGAGCTGCGCGACCAGTACCAAAAAATGTACGACGACGCGGTGAAGGCCAACAACGACGCGGCGAAGGCCGCCGCCGAGCGGGCGCTCGCGCAGGCGGAGAAGGGCGTCGGCGAGCTCGGAGACCAGTACGGCAGTCTCAACAAACAGCTCTACCGCGACTACATGGAATCGCTGCGCGTGCTGCCGCAGGAGATGGCAGCGAGAGGCTACAGCGGCGGCATGAGCGAATCGGCCAGGCTGGGGCTGGATACGGCCTACGGCGAGCGGCTGAACGAGAACGAAGCCGCGCGTATCGCTGCCATTATGCAGCTGCGGCAGCAGGGCGCGGACGCAGAGTATCAGGCGAACGCCGCGCGGGATCAGGCGAACGCGCAGGCGCAGCAGAATCTCTACGCGAACATGATGAATCTCATTCTTCAGCAGCAGCAGGACGCCGCGACGAAGGCACAGAACATGGCGCAGTACGGCGACTTCTCCGGCTATCTCGGGCTCGGCTACACGCAGAGCGAGATCGACCAGATGCAGAAGGCGTGGATCGCGGCGAACCCGGAGCTTGCGCGGACGCTGGGGTATGTCAAGACGCCGGAGCCGGTGTACAGCTCTTACAGCGGCTCCGGCGGCGGGAAAAACAACACGCCGAGCGCTGAGCAGAAGGCGAACGGAAGAGATCTTCTGAGCGAAGCGATACAGCTGAAAAATGGCGGGACACCGTACAGCCAGATCGCCAAGGCACTCGACGAGGAAGCTGCCGCGGGAACGATCACGACGGCACAGGCGGAGGCGGCAAAGCGAGCGGCGATAAGCAGCGGGCTGGATAACGCCTATGCGTCGATGAAGAAAAACACAACGCAAAAGGCCCCCGTCTCCGGAGGGAGACTGATCACTGAAGGCGACTTTTACAGCCAAATTCTCGGAGGTAGAAAATGAGCCTTACGGAAAGAATCTACGGAAAAGAGACAGCCGGAAAACCGGCTGTCTCTTCGGACACTCAGAAGAAACTGTATACTGCGGCGGCGAATAAAAAGCCGTCGCTCGCAAACCGCATTGCGCAGAACGGCGGGCAGCCGACGCTCTACGCTGACGCCGCAGCAAAGCAAAAGCCTTCGCTTGCAAGCCGCATCGAGGCCAACGGCGGGACACCATACGCCGACGCTGCAGCGCAGATGAAGAGCGGGAATGCGGCGAAGGGCACGAGCGTCGTTTTCAACAGCGTGTACGGAAAGGCGGATGACCGGGCGAGCTCGGCCGGCTCCGGGAAGTATGCCGGTATTCTCAAAGCGAGCGACTATACCGAGCTTTCCAAAAGCGGCGAGAGCAAGAGGAAGCTCTTCGGCGACGCCCGGTATGACTACATCAACAACATCGGGAACTTCCGCGCGCAGTCCGACGTGCAGCAGGCGCAGGGACGCGGGCAGGACTACGGGAAATACGCCTTCATGACCGATGATGAGATCGGCGTATACAACTACCTATACGCTACGCAGGGGAAAAAAGCGGCGAACGCCTATCTGAGCGATCTTGAGCCGGAGCTGGATAAGCAGTGGTACACCGGCACGAACCGGGCGACGACGGAGGCGCTCGGAAAGAACGCGGCGACGCGGACGCTGGCAAGCGCCATGACCGTTGCGGCGCAGCCTGCCCGGACGATCACGAGCATGATCGCCATGGCGGACGATGCGGTGCGCACGGCGAAGGGGCAGGAGATCAACCCCTATTCCAAGTGGCGGCAGGCGAGCAACATCACGCAGGATCTCCGCGCCGACACCTCGAAGCACATCGAGGAAACGAATCCGGGGATGGGCGGAAAGGTCGGGAGCTTCGTATACAACACGGCGATGAGCGCCGCGGACAGCGCGATGAACGCGCTTGTCGCCAAGGGCATCGGCGAGGCCGTGGGGCTTACCGGCGACACGCTGATGAAGGCGACGAACATTCTCGGCTCGGCGCTGATGAGCTCGGAGGCGGCTTCCCTGTCCATCGCCGAGAGCAAGGAAAAGGGATACTCCAACGCCGGAGCGCTGGCGCTCGGTCTGACGCGCGGCGCGATTGAGTACGCCTCAGAAGCGGTCGGCGGCGAATGGGTCATCCGAAAGATCAAGGCAAACCCGCTGAGCTTTGTGAAGAGCATGGCACTCACGATGATCCCTGAGGGCATGGAGGAGGTCATGTCGGACGCGGCGAACGGCGTGGTAAACCTTGCAATTGACGCGGCGTTCGGCACGGAAGAGAGCGGGATCCCGAAAATGCTCGAATACTACCGGACCAGCGGCACGGATTGGCAGAAGAAGCACGCGGAGCTTGCGACCGTGCTTGCCGTTCTCGGACAGGAGGGGCTTTCGTTCCTCGGCGGCGCGCTGGCAACACTGGGGTCGAGCAGCGTGCAGTACAGCACGAACCGCGCGAACATCAACCAGACAGCCGAGCGGCTGGACACCACGCCGAAGAACGTTGTGCAGATGATGCAGGACGCGCAGACGGAAAACCCCGGCGTTATATACGCGCTGGCCGAGCTGACCGACGCGGAGAACGCCGACGATCTCCGGCAGAAGATCGGCACGAAGGAAGATATGAAGCGCGCGGCGGAGTATCTGACGCAGCAGATGGAGGCAGGCGGGCGCTCCGGCGCGCGGGAAGGTACTTATACTGCCGGGGTGCAAAACGCGCCTGTGGGCGCGCAGAAGGCGCAGAACGAAGGAAACAGCACGACGCCCGCGGCGGCGATCAACATTCAGGAGGGAATGAACAATGGACAGAGTACTTATCACCGGGAAGAAAGCGGGGCTGCTTATGTCGGTTCCCGCGGACAAGCTGCGGAAGGCGCCGAAGGAGGGCTACAAGCTCTCACCGGAGGCCGAACGGAAGTTCAACGAGGCGTGGGAACGGACGCGCAAGCGGATCTACGGCAAGTAACTCCGGCGCAGCTCGGCATCCGAAACGGCGGCACGGAGGCCGTGACCGTCGTGGACGCGCGGAAGCTCGGCGGCGAGGCGAAGAGCGCCTACGACGCCGTACTGGAGAACGGGCTTGAGCCGGTAGCGGTGCGCGGGGCGATCCAGGTGGGAGACGGCTACGCGAACGCCTATACCGAGAGCGGGAGGGTGTTCTTCCGCGTGGACGCCGTGGACAGCAGAGGCAACGCCATCAGCCCGGAGATGCTGGTGCAGCACGAGATGTTCCACAACTATGCATCCGAGGAAGTTATCCGCGCGACAGATGAGGTGATCCGCGAGAGCATGACCGCCGAGGAATACGACGCCATGCGGGATGCCTATAAAGCGGACTACGCAGGGGTCTACGATTTCGCAAATATGAGCGTGGACGAGATCGAGCGGCTGCTCACCGAGGAGATCGCGGCGGACGCTTACGCAGGGCTGAACTGGTTCTCCGGCGACGCGCCGGTGCAGGAGGCCGTGCGCACCGAGACAGAAAGAAACGCCCCGGCCCGGAGGGCAGAGGCGCAGCAGGAGACGACGGGACCGCCGGAAGGCAGAGGCACGATCGTCGTTCTGCCGGACGGGAAGAAGTACGTACAGGCTGACCGGCAGGTGATTTTCGGGAATGATCCTAACAGCTGGGCGGATCAAATTGAGGGCTACATCAACCGGAAGATCCGCAACGGCGAGGACGTGATCCTCACGACGGATTCCGGGGACGTGCTGAAGATCACGAAGGATACCGCCGGGAAGGCGAGCTTCCGGAACTATGTGACGGACGAGAACGGGCACCGCCGTCTGATGACTGATTCGGAATACGAGGCGAAGCTGAATGCCGAGGCGCACATAGACGAACTCATTCAAGTTTCGGAGAAGAAAAACAATACCCCGGTTCCTGATGAGCTGGGGACAAACGGAAAGCTGCTTCATGGCGGCTTTGCAAAAAACGGGTGGTTTTACAGAAAAGCGTGGTTCCAAGACTTCGACGGAAAATACTATCTGGTGACGATTTCCACGGCGGATGGAGACAACGGAGTGGTTGTGTACAATGTGGGGGATATGAAGAGAAGAGGCTCCCCTGCAAACAAACACGGCTCTTCCGATTCCGTTACCGAAACCGGCGCTCAACAGGGGAAATCCTCTTCTACGGTTACTATACGCCAGACGGAGGGGAATAGTCAAGAAAAATCTTCCGGCAAAGCGAGTGTGGAGGTGGAAAACCGGGATTCCGATAACGAAAAGGCGTCTTTTGACGCTGAAACCGCGAAGGAGTTCATCCGGTCGTACACATCGCTCCGGCGGGTTGTGGAAGAGAGGACGAAGGCATACCAGAACGCGATAAAGGCCGACGATCCAAACTACGACTACACGACGGAAAGCAAGTGGATTTCCAAAGCGGAGCAGGAATTGAGGGCAGGCGAGGCACAATTCAAGGAAGCACAAAGGGTTGACAGGCAAGCACGCACGGAAAAGAAGCGGCCGCGTTCGGTCAAAAGCACGAAGCGCGACATTATGCAGCTGTTCAGCACGGACCGGGCGAACCGCACGGACGTGGAGCGGGTACTCAACCGGAACATCGGCGAGATGATGGCGCAGGGCGAGATCCGAGGAGACGCGCTGGACACGCTTGTAAACGAGCTGCTGCAGACCGGGAGCGTTGTATCCTCATCGAAAAACAGCCCGTGGATCGATGAGACCTACGAGAGCATCCGGAGCGATCTGAAGGGCGGCAAGCTCTATGTATCGAAGGATATGTGGCGCGATTTCAGCAAAGACGAGGCGCGGGAGCTGCGCGAGCGGGCAAGGGCGGCAGGGATCACGCTTTCCGATAACCGGAGATACACGCCGCCGGATGTGCGGAATATGGAGCTCGCCGAGAAATACGGCGAGGCGCTTTTCCCGACGGATATTTCCGCGCCGGATATGCTGCGAAATATCATCTACTGCGCCGAGCAGGGAGCGAACGAGAAGCAGACGCTCGCGGATCGACTGTGGGACGAGGCGCAGCAGGAGGGGCTCGGCGAGGCAAGAGAACACGCCTACGAGAGAATGGTGAACGATCTGCGGGATAAAACGGAGATCATACTGCGCGAATTTGCCGAGGACAACCATCTGAAGCTGAAGGAGCAGACAAAGACAAAAGCAAAGCCTGTATCCTACTTCGACCTGAAGAAAGCGCCGGCCAAGGAGTTCGACCGCAAAAAGGGCGACTACAACATCATCGGCGAGATCGGCTCCTACACAAAGGAGATCGCGGAGCTGGAAAACGCGCTCGAAACGGAAAACCGGTATGTGATCTCCGAAGGCGATGCGAGATACGAGGCACGCATCGAAGAGGAAAACGGCGTGCTGTATGCCTCTGTCTGGAAGAACGGCGAGCGCCTCGCCGGCGCGTCGAGCCGGAAGCGGAAAAACCTCCCGAACTGGGCGGCGATGGAGATCCGAAAGGACGTCGGCGCACGGATCATGTTCCATCCGGGCCTTGAAAACCGGGGCGAGAGCTACAACGCCGATCTCAAGGCCGCAGAGGAAGCCGGGTATCCGGTGTTCGAGAAGAAGAACGGCGAGAAGGTACAGACCGTGCCGTTCTGGACGTGGCTGAAAAGCAAGGAGTACGGAAACTACGGACTGGTCATCGACAAGACCAATGCGCAGGACGCGGACGGGAATCCCATTGTATTCGCATACTACTTCAACAAGAAAAAAGGCACCGGAAAGGTCGTGATGGAGAGCAGGGAAACGGCTTACGTCGTGGACGGCAAATATTCAGACCCGGATGCTGCGGAAAAAAGAGCCGCCCGGATGAAGGACGAAGAGTCCGAGGCGATGCGCGCCGAGGAGCGCGAGGCGCTGTGGAGAGAGACGCAGAAGGGCTTGCCGTTTGAAGCGCAGCCGAACGCCACGACGGACACCAGAGAGCGGGTCACGAAAGCGACGTCGGCGGGCGTGCAGCGGCTCTTCCAGCAGCTCATCTCCAAGGGAAAAACCGAGGTATCCACACAGGGAGAGAGCGGGATCCGGACGTACACCGCGAAGATGAACACGAACGGCGTGGAGTACTGGGTCGATATTTCCGACGGCCGGCAGGACGTGCAGCGGTTCCGGGAATTTGAAAAGGAAAAGGCTGCGCCTGTCTCTTATACACATCTGACGCTGC